ACAGCGTTCGGCTCACTTGCTGAAAACTTTGCAGCCACTTGCGCCAAAGGTGAAACCGTCATTGTTACAGGTCGCCTAGAACAAGAAGAATTCACCAAAAAAGATGGCACCAAAGGCAAGTCAATCAAGATCATTGCTGACGAAATTGGTGTGTCACTCCGCTGGAATGTCTGGATTAAAGACCAAACAGAAAATGTAATGGCGCAAGTCGGCAAGATTTTCCCATCAGCAACACCAGTACCCGCAACTGACGACTTCTTCTAATGCGTGTCCTGTCACTATTTAGTGGCGTAGGGGGATTCGACATGGGGCTAGAAGCAGCAGGAATGACAACAGTATTCCAATGCGAACTAGACAAAAACTGTCGCCAAACCCTAGACCACCACTGGGCTGATGTCCCCAAATGGGATGATGTCTCCACACTCACAGGTCAATACATACTTGACCACTGTGACGGTGTAGATGTAGTCGCATGGGGATCACCATGTCAAGACCTGTCAGTCGCAGGCAAACGAGCAGGTCTAACCGGAGAACGGTCAGGTTTGTTTCACCAAGGAATCCGAATCATAAAAGAATTAAGAGAGTTATCTAATGGAAAATATCCAACCTGGTCTATTTGGGAGAACGTCGCAGGAGCCTTATCTTCCAATAATGGTGCCGACTTCGGGGAAGTCCTCTACGAAATGGATGAAGCAGGGGCGTGTTTCTCGGAGTGGTCCATGCTGGATGCACAATACTTCGGAGTCCCCCAAAGGCGTAGACGAGTGTTCGTCCTCTCTTGCTTTGATCCTGCAATCGCCAGCCGAAGTCCCGAAAAAATACTTACTGTCGGGGAAAGCAGCGGAGGGAATTCTGCGAAGGGCAAACCGTCGAGGCAAGACGCTGCCTTTAAGGCTTCAGAAAGCGTTGGAACAAGTAGCCAATGGGCTGCAGGAGAAAACGCCGACGGAGTTTTAACCACTTCGGTTACAAGCAAATGGCATAAAGGCACTGGCGGTCCGTCTGGTTCGGAACATTACAATTTAGTTGTTGAACCGTTGTTGTCTTTTGATACACAGTTTGGGTCTAATGCAAATGTTTTTGAGAACCTGTCACCAACATTAAAAAGCTCACAACAATCACCATCGGTGATGATGCCAGACATTGTTGGGTCACTCCAAGCCAAAGATTACAAAGGTGTTGGGAATCAATACGTGATGGAGAACAAACTTGTGGTACAGCAAGCGCCGCCGAGCGCAGAATGACCAAGACTTCGAGACATGGATTCGGGGGGGGGTGTGTCCTACATTGAACGCATTTGACAACACCGGCGACAGTCGAGCAACCGTACTAATCATTGACGGCACCCGTGTAAATGATGTGCGTATATATGAAGAACCAGTACAAACATTGAAAGAACGCATGGGAACAGGCGGTAACAACGTGCCAATCATTGCAATACCAATACTAATGAGAGGTAGAGAAGGCAAACCAGGCGGAGGCAAAGGACCTTTACTTAGTGAAAACATATCTCTAACCCTTGCAGGAGGAAACGACCAAGTGTTATTTGAACCAGTCATCGCATTTGATGGTTACAACCAGTCAGTAACAGAAGACATTTACCGAGCGTTACGCATCGGAATAGATAGTGGCGACCATATCCAAATACCAACAGATCAAGAAGACACAATGCAAGTACGCAGATTAACCCCAGTCGAATGTGAACGCCTTATGGGCTGGCCGGACAATCACACCCTGCCCCGTGCAGACGGAAAACAAAACGCAGATACAACCCGATACAAAATGTGCGGTAACGGGGTCGCCAGCCCAGTAGCACAATGGATAGGTCAGCACCTCATGGCGATAATGAATGACGAATGAGCTGTGGGAATTCACCCGTGCTGACCCGTTCTGCACCCACTGTGGCACGGTAGAGCGAGCCATTCGACAATACACCCAAGACATACACGACACCTGCCCCTGTGTATGCCACCAAAACAAAACAACCGCTGTACGCAGCGCACCAAAGAAACGAACCAAAAGAAAATGAGAGATGCCTGGCATGACAAAGCAAACTGTAAAGGCGCACCCTCAGCGATTTTCTTCCCTGAAATACCCAACGGCGACGTACGGGACTTCTATTGGCAACCGGCACGAAACTATTGTGCCACCTGCCCAGTCATAGATGAATGTTTGGCGTTCTGTTTACCATTTGAAGCTGCCACAGGTAGGCGGGATGGGTTTTGGGCTGGCATGACCCCCAAACAAAGAGAGCAACATGTCAGGCAGCCAACACGAGTGAACTGGAAACGGTAAAAACCCTACCTAGCGAGAAGGGGGACGCTAGGCAGGGTCGATCTTGATGTTACCAAATTGTTAGAGCCTGCGCACGGTGTAACTGTACTGCCAAACCATAGAGGTCGATTCTGCTTCTGTTATCGCTTGCTGTTCGCTTCGGAACTGTGCAGCTTGTCGGATGGATTTTGACCACCGCCACACCTGCTCATGATCCCACGCCAGCCATTTAACAGCGGTGCCTCCAACTGTGTACGCAATAACGTAGCGGTGTATTCGTTTACGATTACGACGAGCCTGGACTTTGCTGGCTAGAAAGGTTCTGTAGCCCAATACTCTAAGTCCCTTCCAGAGCAGACGGGACACAAATCGACTTCACCATCAAACACCCAGCCACTAGAAAAGTTAGCGACCCGTGCATCGGTTGCGGTTCCATAGTTGGGTGATGACTGCGCCTCGCACTTGTCACAAATCAAACAGATGTGCAGGCTCATCCCTGCCCCCCGTCTATGGCGTTCGTGAAGGCTGGGCTGCCGTCCAGTTCCCATTCTTGCGTGGTCAGGTTCAACGTATGCGCAGAGGTTAGCGGTGTTATCCGTGCCACAAGGTCGCCGAGCTGCCAGCGGTACGAGTCCAACGTACGCCCAAGGTTCGCCCTGTCCCACCTGTCGGCATGTGCTTGCGCATCTTCGAGCAAGCGGTACGCCTGCACCAATAAATCGGTGACCCGTTCGGGTGCGTGTAGTTGTGTATCTTCAGACATGGTTAGCCCCTTTTCTTTTCTTCTTCTAGCAAAGCCAGGCAACGGTTGAAACAAACCAAAGCCCCAGCGATGAACGGTACAGCCCAAACGAACCCAAAGGGGAAGCCAAAGATTGCAACGTTCGGCAAGAAGGACATCGCCAGCGTCCCGCCAGTCATGGCGACAGCCAAACCGGTTAGGGGCAGTCGATAGGGTCGGTTTAGTTCTTGCGTGGTGCGTGGTCGTGCCGATAGCACGGCGGGATGATTGGGTGAGTATTTGCGCCCCATGTCTATGCCTCCACCTTGAAGATTTTGGCGTACTCATTCCAAAGCCCGTAATGCTCCATAACTGCACGGTGAGCTGCGTCGCCTGCTTCGTGGTCGAATGGTGCAGGGTGGCGGTACAGATCCCCGATTGTGTTGTGTGCCTGATAGATCATGTCTCGGGCTTCTTTGGGTGAAGTGCCGAGGGCTTTACTAGAACCGCAAAATCCTGGGACATTGTGGGTGATGCCGTGACCCTCTAGGTCGTGGGTGTACACATAGAGGCATTGCCCGTATGGGTTGCCGAGTCGCATGCGACCCGCTTCCTCTGCTGGCATGATGCCATGCCCTGCCAATGTGCGGGCGTAATGGGCGAGGGTACGCCTAGCCCCTTTAATAGTTATTCTTTCTGACATGATAAACCCCTTCAAGGTTTCGCTACTGCTCGGCGGTGTGCTTCGCATGGTGGCTGGCTCGGTGTGGCTCCAAGCGTGGGGCAACCCCCAGCCGATTTGGTTCTAGTGAATTTCTCCGGAGCCGTCAAGGTCTAACTCCGTCGATCGATAGCCGAAATACTCGGCAAGTGTCTCGGTAGTCCAGTCGTCGCCCGTTGTGCGGTCAACTCCCACCCCTGCATTGTTTAGATACTCTAGAGCTCGGGCTGCACAGTTGCGGAGTGCTATCGGCTCGGTAGTTCCTACTGCAACGATGGAATCGTTCAGCACTATTTCCACTATCCATAGTTTTTTTGTTTTCATTTTGTAACCCCTTCTAGGTTGTTGGTAATTGTTTAACATATTGCCGTTGGGTTGTCAAGGGCTAGTCAATTGCTAGCGGATGGGCAGGGTCAAGGGCATGGGTGCGGAGCAGGATAACCGCCTCCGCTATCGCCTCCGCCACTTTGTTTTTGTAGTTGTCCGAAATGTCGGGGGTGGTCATTTCCGGAAGATCGCCAGCGAACTCGGAGAGGAGGTGAATGAGCTTATCCATTACTTTACCGCCCAAGTCGTGCGCCACATTGCTGCAATTTGTTCTGCTTGGTCATCGTCTAAGCATGGGATAGTGAAAGTGTGACTATCGGAACTGTCGCCCGTGGGACTCGGTACCCATATTTCGACCCTTTTACCGACAGCGAACGCATGCGCTACGCTCCCCTTTGTTCTGTTTTGTGTTGTCATTGTTTACCCCTTCTAGGTATTTCTGGTTATCTGCCATCATCAGGGGCGGGAGATAATCCCCGCCCGACCCCTTGCGGGGTTTCGGCTATGCCTTACCGCCCGCCGTTGTTGTAAAAGATTCCGACCCATTCGCCACCCTCAGGTAATGCGAATGTTTCACGCTCGGCGGGGGTGAAAATATCACGGGGCATCGTGTAATCGTTCCACCCGTTATCCTGGCGGTTCCAATAATGACCCACCCAACGGAACGCCCCGCCAATAATTCGGGCGGTAGGTTCACCCGTACGGCGGATTAGATAAGCGTCGGCGGGAAGCGTCCCCATGCGACCGTATACATCATGGTCTTGCGACATCACTTCACCTCGCTTGCTGCGAATTGGTTAACGACAGCCATCACGAGGACGGCGGTCGATTTTGCGTCACGCCTGCTCGCCATGCCACGGGCTATAACTTTGCGTACTTGTTCGGTGAGAATGTCGGACGAGGTGCAAGCCTCGCCATGTGAGTGACTGTATACGCCACAGTCGCCACAAATCTTGTGACCTGCTTTGTCGGTTGTTTCGTTCATCACTTGCCTTCTTCTTGTAGTTTGTTTTTCATGTCGTGATTATCGGCAATGAGTTGGGCGAGAATGGCAAGCATCGTAGGCTCGCTTTTTCCGTGCTTCTCCCAAATCGACCATGCCTCGGTGGAGGGGGTCAAGACTTGAACCACGAGAGATTTATAATCAATGGCTCGGAAACCCTCACGGCATGACTCACAGCCACAGTCTGTAGCAGGGTCGTAGTAGTTATGGTCGCTGATTGAAGTGTCGTAGTGAACCTCGGCGAATGTCTGCGCCTCTGCCTCTGTGTCGAATTCTGCAATAATCGCCCAATCCTTCAGCGGTTCGCTGTAGTCCTGAGTTTCAATAACCTTATATTTCATGATGTACCCCTTCTAGGTATGGCGGGCAAAAACCCGATGGAGACATCGTACCAAACCGTGCAACACATTGCAAGCGATACGGACAAGAAATCCGGAAATTATTTCCCGCCAAAAAATCCAAAATCGACCCCCACCAAAAGATCCAAAACCACCCAATAGGCAACGACCTAAGCCAATCACGAGCGAAGAGCTTCAACCACTATCCGCAGCCGGACATCACGGAGAGTGAACCCCCTAGTTTTGTATCGGAACCAGATTAGGGGGGTAGGGGTGCGCCCATAGTGTTCGTTATGTAATGTTTCCGCTGGTTTCCCTACCTACTGGTAGGTAGTTGTACATGCCAGGTATCTCAACGGGGGGTGTGCCGAGGCTGTGGGGGGTATATAGGTATGTACCTGTTCAAGCATGTTCTCACTCTTTTGCTGTGTGGGGGGTCTGGTGTTTGGTGGGTCGCTGCGCTCTTGGGTGTTTTGCGGTTTGGGAGGGGTCGACCAGCTGTTTAGTTACCGGCTTTAGTTGGCATGGAAAGAAAAAAGAAAAACCCACAGGGCTGGACACGTCAACTGGTTTTGTTCCTGCTTCTTTGCCAACAACCGCTGGCGTAGCCGAGGGCGTTAGCCGCTTCAGCGGAACCAGTGGGTAAGTATTCTGGTTAGCTTCCCCCACAGTTTAGATACTCGAAGTATCAAGGTCGCCGTAGCCAAATGTTTTAGCCGACACCCGAAAGTTTTAATGAGATGACGTTCATTACGCTGCTTGAATCTCTTACACAATAGGATCAATAATTACATAACGGTATTGTCTGATTGCAGGATTCATCTACCCCAGTTCCCTGGTGTGAAATGTCCCGCATCATGCAACCGATGTACGACCCTGCCTGCCTTGACGCTATCCCAGCGTGGAGGTCTTGTGAAGTTGACATCATCGTAGCACATGGTGTTAGTGTTTCCACATGGCTTCTAAACAACCTTCAAAAAAACAACCTACTCCTCCTGCTACAAAAGCAAAACCTTCTATGACTACAAAAGCAAATCCTTCTATGGGTCCTCTTGGGAAAATCCTTGCTTCTACTATTAGAAACTCTGGAGATCCTACGAAGTATCTTCCTGGTGCTGCTACTACTGGTCGTGCAGCTGCTAATGCTTTGGTTGCTAAAAAGCAAAAAGCGTTGATGGACAGCAAAAAGAAAAAGTAATGAAACAGAAACCTGTTTGGGAAAAGACAAACCCGAAGAAGAAATCGACTCCTTTGTCTTCTGCACAGAAAGCTTCAGCGAAGGCTCGTGCTGCGAAGGCTGGTCGTCCGTATCCGAACCTTGTTGATAACATGGCTGCATCCCGAATGAAAAAAGGAAAGTAATATGCCTCAGGTAGGAAAAAAGAAGTTCCCATACACCGCCACTGGAATGAAAGACGCTAAAGCAGCGGCTAAGAAGTCTGGCAAAAAAATGGTTTCTGCTCCTAAAAAGAAAAAGTAATGCCTGAAGATTCTCGCCTTAAACGGGCAGGCGTATCTGGGTACAACAAACCCAAAGCCACTCCTAACCATCCAACTAAATCTCACGTTGTTGTAGCCAAGGTTGGCGATCAAGTGAAAACGATTCGGTTTGGTCAGCAAGGTGTTAAGGGTTCACCGGATGGGTCTGCACGTAACAAAGCGTTCAAGGATCGTCATGCTTCTAACATTGCTAAAGGAAAAATGTCTGCCGCTTACTGGGCTAACAAAGTTAAGTGGTAGAATAAACCCAGTATGGGAACAAAAAGAGCTGTCCCAATTCAGGACAAAGCCAAGTTCTTTGCTTTAATAGCTTCAGGACGAAACATTAAAGATGCCTGTGCAGAAACAGGGGTTCATGTCAATACGGGTTCCCGCTGGTTGAAACGAGCCAAAGAACTTGAAGCAAACCGTAAAGAAGCAAACCATAAAGCTAACACTGGTGCAGGTAACGGTGGTCGCCAAGAACGGGCGCACATGGACTTCATGGACACCATTGATCTCCCATCTGCTATCCCACATGACATGCTTTGTGAGGAAGCCCTTCGAGGCTTAGAAGATTTTGATTATTTCCGCCGTCGATATTTAGGTCGTGTGCCTTCCCCGTGGCAAGTCGAAGCTGCGCTCACTCTTGTTAAACTATTGGAGTCCGAAGAAAAAGAATTCGTAGTTCTCAACGTCCCCCCAGGTGCAGGCAAATCCACTTTGTTCCATGATGTAGCTGTGTGGGCGATAGTTCGCAACCGGCGTGTGCGTGTAATGATTGGGTCTGTGTCACAGAATATGGCGAAGATGTATTCTCGTCGTATTCGTGAAACGCTCGAAAGGGTTTCCCCAATTCTTCCCGATCCGATGATGGTACAAAAAGGTCTTGCTATTGACGCTGAAGGGTGCTTAACTATTGACTATGGACGATTCAAACCAGTGGACAAAGGTGCCTTATGGCGGGCAGAAGAATTTGTCGTCGAACAACTTGACGGAAACGGGTTGGACAACAAAGAGCCAACTGTACGTGCCTACGGTATTGAAGCAGAATTCATCGGACACCGAGCCGACCTCTGCCTTTTCGACGATGTTGCCTCACCAGATAACGCCCGTGAAAGCGTGGCAAGGGACAAACTTCTGGAAAGATGGGATGGCGTTGCAGAAGCACGTTGCGACCCAGGTGGTTTACTGGCTGTTGTTGGACAGAGACTCGGATCAGGCGACCTCTACGCCCACTGCCTCTCAAAAGAAACCTACGACATTGAAGAAGATCTCCAATATGACGGGTCGGATGTTGAAACTCCTGAAGATGTTCAAGAAGGTCAACCTGTTCGGCAAAAAAAATACCGTCAAATAATTTATAAAGCATATTATGAGGAACTAGACACAGGTAAAGAGTCTCGTTCATTCAAATCCTTGCCATACCCCGACGGACCTTTGCTAGATCCCCGTCGTTTGCCGTGGAAAGACCTATCGTTTATTCGATATTCCAAACCCGACCTGTTCAATGTGGTGTATCAGCAAGAAGACCTTGATCTTGACACCCGACTGGTACACCGTACTTGGATTACAGGTGGGATGGGACCAGATGGGGTTGACTATCCAGGCTGTGTAGATAACCACCGTCAACCTGGGCATATCCCTGAAGGTTTAGCCCACCCGTGGATCAGTATTGTGGCGGTAGACCCGTCCCCAACTATGTTTTGGGCTTTTGTGTGGATTATTTACCAGCCTCAAACCAACCTTTATCACGTAGTAGATATCGAGCGTGTCAAATTATCCGCTGAAGAAGTCCTTGGATACGACACCATGACCGGTCAATACTCTGGGTTAATGGACGAATGGCAAGAACGGTCATACCAAATGGGTTATCCCATCTCACACTGGGTGGTTGAAATCAACGCAGCCCAACGTTTCCTTTTAGCCCACGACTTTGTACGCAAATGGCAAGCTCTACATAGAGTCAATGTGATACCACATACCACTAGCCGCAACAAACTAGATGAATCCCTTGGTGTCGAAGCCTTATTACCAGCAGTTATCAGGTCAGGCGCACTTCGTTTGCCTTCCATGAGTGGCAACTGGAAAACTTTGGCAGCTACAGACGAGTTAACTAAATGGGCTAGAGATAAAAAGCACGGCACAGACATTGTTATGGCTTTGTGGATGGCAATTTTGAACCTGCCAAACCTAACACAAGCCAAGGCTCCACCGAGGCAATGGCGACCAAAATGGCTATGATGTGTTATCGTTGCATTGTTTG